TAGAGCAGATACCAGTGATGAAGAACGAAAAGAGTTTATTGAAAACTTAACTCAGGAACAATTCACAAAGATGCAACAATTCTTTCAAACAATGCCTAAATTAAAGCATGAAGTGAAAGTGACTAACCCTAAGACAAAGAAAAAGGGTACTGTTGTATTAGAAGGCCTTCAGAGTTTTTTTTAATATGCCTCTCTCATATTGATTTTGAGAGTTATTATAGGTTGAACTTCGCTTTGATGCATGTTCACAAATGGTCACTTGAAGACATTATGAATATGTTGCCATGGGAGAGGGAAATATACGTCACTTTACTCAATCAACATATTGAGGAAGAGAACAAAAGACTAGAACAAAGGAATAGAAACAGAGGTTAAACATGGCAGAAGAAATTAAAGAGGCAGGTTATCACCCGGCAGATACAGACGGAGATGGTCAAGTATCAGCAAAAGAACATGAACTATACTTAGAGTTCAAAAGAAAAGAACTCGAAGACCAAGATGCACAAAGAGATGCTATTCGAAAGATGACATGGTTTGCTCTTGGTGGTATGTTATTATATCCAATTGGTATTGTGATTGCAGACTTAATTGGTTATGAAACAACAGGACAATTATTAGCAGATATTGCACCAACATACTTTGTTGCGATTGCTGGTTTAGTAGCAGCTTTCTTTGGTGCTGATGCATTAAAAAGTAAGAAGAAGTAATTAAATGGCTGAGTTCAGTAGATTTCTGGTTGAATTTAAATCATCGCAAGAGCAGACTAATCAAAAATTAGTTTCGACAGTTGGTGATAGTGTTAAGAAGAGCCTTGATAGTATGGTGTCACCATTATCTGATGCTATAACAAGTGCTTCTGCTATTACAAACGAAGGTATATTCGCAATGAATGAGAATCTTCGTGGTATCGGAGATTTACTAGAACAGTTAATACAAGAAACATATGATTCAGGTGCATCTATATCTGATGAATTAGACGAAGGTCAAAAACAAGAGGCAGCTATTCAAGCAGATACAGAAGCCGAAGAAGAAAGAACAGCCGCACTTAAAAAATCTGATGATGATGCTGGTTTAGAAGACGGTAAAGGTGAGTTAGCTTCAAAACTAAAAGATGGTATTGGTGGTGTTTTTGCTGGACTCAAAGGTATCTTCTTTGGAACTGCTGGTATCTTCGCAGCCATTTATCTATTCATTGCCGCTCTTGGTAATGAAAAGTTTAGAAATGTAGTATTCAAAGCAGTTGATGCTGTGAAACAAGCATTTGGTGACTTCAACTCACTTATCAATGGTGAAATGGGATTGATGGAGTTTTTGAAAGAGAACGCACTTACAGTCGCAGCCATTACAGCATTATTAATGCCTGGTAAAACATTTGGTTTATTATTAAAAGCAGTAAAATTTTTACCAACTGCAATAGCAACACTTAAAATGGCATTTGCTACCATGAAAGCAACATTTCTTACAAGTATTTTACCAGTTATTGGACCAATTATTCTTGTTGTTGGTGCTGTTTCAGCTGTATTGTTTTCTCTCAAAAAAGGTTTCGATGATTTCAAAGCAAAACTTGATGAAACAGGCAGTATCAAAGATGCATTGTTATTTGGTATATCATCATTTGTAGGTAATTTAATTGCTCTACCAGCAACTTTATTTAAAATGTTAATTGATGGTGTTCTAGGTTTAATAGAGTTCGTTTCATTTGGTTTCTTAAATTTTGATGACATACAACAAAAGATAAGAGATTTAAAGTTTGGTGATATTATGAGAGATGCAATTTACAATACATTAATTAAAGCTGGTAATTATATTAAAGACGTTGTATTGAATGCCAAACAATTCTTAGTTGACTTAGGTATCAAACTTGGTAATTTTACAAGTGAGTTGATAGACAATTTTGTGGGTGTCATCAAAGGTATTGGTAAGAAAATATATGACCCAGAAACAGGTGCTATCTTAGGTAAAGTTCTACCATCATTTCCAACTTTAGGTGATATTGGTGAGTTCTTAAAAGAAAAAGCAAAAGCAATTTATGATTCGGAGACTGGTGCTATTTTTGGTTATCAACTTCCTGAACTACCAAGTATTAGTGATATGTTTAAAGTGTTAACAGATTTTGCTAAAAAGATTTATGATCCTGAAACTGGTGCTATATTTGGTTTCACATTACCAAATCTATCTGATTTAAATCCATTAAAGAATTTTAGTTTTGGTTTTGGTGGTGATGATTATGAAGATTTACAAGATGATGCTGATGATGCGGCTGCGAAAGCATCTAAGGCTGCACAAAAAGCTGAAGATGCTATGCTCAAGTATCAGCAAACTGGCAATGATAAGTTCTTAAAAAAATATGAAGATGCTCAGCAGAAAGCATTTGAATTACAAGAAAAGGCAGGTAATTTACAATATCAAGCATTGATGAAAAAGATGGAAGAAAATGTGGAACTTACCGATGCCGAGAAATCATTCATCCAACAAATCAACGTAGTCAAAGGTGGTGATAGTGTTAATCAACAATCATCAACTGGTTTCTCTACAACAAAGTCAGCACAGAACGATGACTATACCGTTCAGGCGTTGGCAGGGTCTATGCCGTAGACCTCAATAATACAGGTCTTCTACACACCATCTGAAACGTATTCTTTAGTTTCTTATTCATCTTTTGTTGTTTAGTCATCTTTTTATCTTTGTTTAAAGTCATGGTCAATAGATGTGCTTTTCTTGCTGGCATGCTGATCTCCTGTAAAAATATTGTTGAAAAATAATGAAAGTAGGCGAAATTGTATATAGACATACAAACCTTTCCGTAATGTAAACCTATAACTATATAGTCAGCAATTGACGGTATTTTGTATGTGGATTACGAATGAAATGTATAAATTTTGATCAGTTCTTCTTTACCTTTGACCTTAATTTCACCAATACTTTTAGTCTTTATCGTATCTGGTAATTGATCTTGTGTATAAGATGACCATATAGTCTTATTATTAAGATGTTCACCTCGGCATGCCGTTGCTTCTAATCTTGCAGCTAAATTTACTGCGTCACCTACGACAGAATAATCTAATCTTGTTTTAGAACCCATATTACCAACAATCGCAATACCTGTATTGACACCTGTACCAACATTGATATCTGGTAATCCTCTTTCTTTGTATAACTCTTTCATCTCTTTGACTTTTTCTTCTACTTCTTGGCATGTTTTAATTGCCATCTCAGCATGATTAGGCATATCTAAAGGTGCACCAAATATTGCCATAATACAATCACCCATAAACTTATCAATCATACCACCATTTCGTAATATAATATTACTGACTTCATTTAAAAATTCATTGATAAGTTCTACAAGACCTTCTGGATCATCTTTGTTTTTATAGTGTTCTGATATTGGTGTGAAACCCACAATGTCCATAAACAAGAAAGACATCTCTTTTCTATCACCACCTAATTTTAATTTTTCTGGGTTCTTTACAAGTATTGCCACTTGTCTTGGGTCTAAGTATTTCTCAAACTGTTTTCGAATTTGTTGTTTTAATCTAAACTCTAAAATGAATCGATTGAATACACTATGAAATCCTATGACTGTCAAAGTGAGTATAATCCATGTCACATCAACAAGTAATAATTTATTACTAAAGAAATAATATGAAGTATAGACAGAAGCACCATATAGTGATATAATCGATAATCCGATCAGCCAGTAAGGACTAAATCGAACTAAGACAATCACACTCGCCCCTATTAAAAATGCACTCAGCAACTCTAAAAGCGAGGTTAAATCGTGTCTTTGGACCGATTCTCCACTCAATACCGTGTCTAAAGTCGATGCTGATAGCATATAGTCATATTGTTCACCTATAGGGGTAGCAATGATACTATTCAGACCTTCTGCCGTAATACCAACAATAACTGTTCTACCAGCGAACTCTGAGAAGTCATCTGAACTGGCGGATATTGTATCATATTTTTTGTTCCAACGCAACCAAATTCTTGCGTTTGAATCTGTCTTTATTGGTGAGAAACCAGGCACTCTCATTGCCTGAACACCAGTCGGTCCTGCTTTGATTTGATAACTCGGTTGTCCTGTTGCGACACGAATCACTTCGATAGCCATGGCAGGGTATGTTTCTTCACCTATTCTCATAATCAATGGCACTCGTCTTGTGACACCATCAATCTCTGGTGCAGTATTGATCACACCAACTCCGTCAGCAATATGTAATTCAGGTATTGGTCCTAACATTCCAGGCCATTGAAACAACCAAGGTAATGGGTCACCTATTTTTGCAATACCTCTTGGAACTGTATTCTTATTTGTCTGTGTGGTACCAACTTGTGCGATGACTACAAAATTACCTTGTAGTGTTTGTGAAAATATTTCATCACCACCTAAACGATCTGGTTCTGAAAATAATATTGGCATCATAATCACACCGACACCAGATTGTCTTAATTTAATAATAAGATCAGCAAGAACTTCTCTATTGAATGGCCATTGACCATGTTTCTCTATCATTGCTTCGTCAATAGTGACTATGCCAATGTCATTTGATATTGTTTGTTCCTCAGATTGAAATAATAAATCGAATGATTTTAATTTAAGAATCTCTTTGACTTGTGGGTTAGTATAACCAAGATAAGTGATCAGAAACAAAGTCACAAAGGCAAATAACCAATGTGTAAATATTTTCTTCATTAGTTTTGGGTGACTGTCACATTACAGCCACTTGTAGTCACACAATAACCAGTTAGAGAATATGTTCTGTTCGAACTGTCGATTTGATCTACATCTAAATTATAACCACCACCACTATTTGTTAGATTGATTGTTGAAGTATGATCACCATATCTTTGAAGTAAATTTATTTCGTGTCCATCATCTACTGTTATTGATGATGTTTGTTTATTACTATTACCTCGTTGTGTCACTACTATATCATTACTATCGCCATTTACATCTAACCAACTGTAATGATCTGAAGCACCACGTTGAGTAATTTTTACAGTATTAGAACTACCGTCTATATCATTCCAAGTATATTGACCACCATTACTGTTATCGTCTGTTTGATAACTCGCTGTAGTATTACTATTTCCAGTGATATACCAATAAGCATCATTGTCACCTGTTTCATCATTATCTACATCACCAT